CGGGCAAAAAAACTAAAGTTTGTGGAGTTTTTCCTCAGGGGAAAAAGCATATTTATGAGGTTGTTTTTCACGATGGTTCTAAAACCAAGTGTTGTTTAGAGCATTTATGGGAAATTAACTGCCCCAGTGGATGGAATAGAAGAAAATCTGGAACTAAAAAAATAGTTAATACTCAATATATCATTGATTTTTTGCGTGAAAAAGAAATTAGAAAATCTTCAACTAATATCTCAATTGATTTAATTGAACCTGTTAAAACTGATGATATTAATTTGCCTTTAGATCCTTATATTGTCGGTTGTTTAATTGGTGATGGTTGTTTAACAACTTCTACTCCCAAAATAACATCAAAAGATGATGTGTTGATTTATAAATTACAAGAAATTATTGGAGAAGAATATTACATAAATCATTGCAAATCTTCTCAATATAATTATAATTTTATTGATAAATTATCTCGCAAAAATAAAGTTAACAGAATTACTGAGATCTTAAAAGAACTTGGACTACAAGGTAAAAAGTCTTATGAAAAAATTATTCCTTCAATATATGTTAATTCAGGAACAGACCAAAAACTTAATCTCATAAGAGGATTAATGGATACCGATGGAACTGTTGATTATAAAAACGGAACAGTTTCATTTTCAACAACAAGTGAAATTTTAGCAAAACAAGTTCAAGATATTATTTGGTCTTTTGGTGGAATTTGTAAAATTACTTCTAAAATTCCAACATATACTTATGATGGAATTAAAAAAGTAGGTAGAAAATCTTATAATGTTTGGATTACTGTTAGAAATCCAAAAGAATTATTTACTCTACAAAGAAAAAAAGACCTTTGTAGAGAAACTTACGACAAACTTCAATACCGAAGAAAAATTAAAAATGTAAATTATGTTGGAGAAGAAGAAGCACAATGCATTATGATAGATGATGAAAATCATCTTTATGTCACTGATGATTATATTATTACGCATAATACGTTCATCACACTTTATAATGCTCTTCGTGATGTTTTAGATGAAAGAACACCATATGAAAAAATTTATATCGTAAGATCTTTAGTTCCTACAAGAGAAATTGGATTTCTTCCTGGAGATCACGATAATAAAGCAGATATTTATCAAATTCCTTATAAGAATATGGTAAAATATATGTTTCAAATGCCAAGTGATGTTGACTTTGAGATGCTTTATGGTAATCTTAAATCTCAAGAAACAATTAAGTTTTGGAGCACTTCTTTTTTACGTGGTGTAACGATTGATAATGCTATTGTAATTGTAGATGAATTTGCTAATCTTAATTTTCACGAATTGGATTCAATTATTACTCGTGTTGGTGAAAATTGTAAGATTATGTTTTGTGGTGATGCAACTCAAAGTGATTTGGTGAAAACAAATGAAAGAAATGGAATTATTGATTTTATGAAAATTATTAGAACTATGCCGTCTTTTGATATTATTGAATTTGGTATTAATGATATTATTAGATCTGGAATTGTAAAAGAATATCTTGTTGCCAAATTGAATAGTGGAATGTAATGTTTACCCATATTGATATAGAACTTCCTAAATTAGATCGTGAAACAATTGATGGTGTTCGTTACTATACTATAAAAGAAGAACAAGAATTATTTAAATTAGTATCAATCACTTCTGTTACAAGTCATTTTAATCGTGAAATCTTCAATAACTGGCGCAAAAAAGTCGGTGAAGTGGAGGCAGAAAAGATCACTAAAGCGGCTACTTCTCGTGGCACAGACCTCCATTCTCTTGTGGAAAATTACCTTTATAATCAAATTCTCCCTCAAGTTCCGCCGCTTCCGGAGTTTCTTTTTAAAGTTGCCAAAAAAGAACTAAACAAAATCAATAATATTCATTGTTTAGAAGGTGCTTTATACAGTATAAAACTTGGTGTTGCAGGAACAACAGATTGTATTGCAGAACATAATGGTGAACTTGCTGTAATTGATTTTAAAACTTCTAAAAAACCAAAACCAGTTGAGTGGATTACTCATTATTTTGTTCAGGCAATGTTTTATGGTATGGCATACTATGAAATGACTGGAACTCCTATTAAAAAACTTGTAATTATTATGACTTGTGAAAATGGCGAATGCGTTGTTTATGAAGAAAGAGATTTAAAAAAATATATGAAATTAGTTGTTCAATATATTAAAAAATTTGTGGATGATAAATTAAAACTTATTTCTTCTTGACAAAATCTTAAGATTTCTTTATAATAAATATAATATTGTAAAAATAATGACAAATTATCTAAAAAATTTACTCTACATTGATATAGAAGAAATGGAAAAAAACGAAGAATTAGAAAAGGTCATAGAACAAAAATTTCTAACTCCATCAAAGTTCGCATTAGAAATTGAAAATATTGTAGTAAGTCATAAATTAAATTATATTGATGCTATAATTTTATTTTGTGAGGAAAATAATCTTGAAATTGAATCTGTTTCAAAATTAATTTCTAAACCATTAAAAGAAAAATTAAAATGGGACGCAATAAATCTCAATTTTATAAAGAAAACCTCTCGTGCTAAACTTACATTTTGATTGTGGCTCCTTTTGAAGTTTATTGTGAATATCTTGCCTTAAAAAATCATTTTTCCAATCCCAAATACGATTATTTTAAATATAATAAAAAAGTTAGAGCAACTGTAACATCTTTTAATCGCAGAAAAGATCGTTATTTTTTTGAAAGAACTTCTCGTAAATTTTCAGATAAAGAAATAGTAGATTTTTTAGTATCAAACTTTGTAGCGGTAGATTCCCCAAGCAACTTATGGATTGGATCAATTATAAATTCTGGAGAAAAAAATTACGCAGATTGGATGAAGAGACAACAGAGTTTGACATACTTGTTCAAAGAACAATCAATGGAATTGTTCTCAGAGAACGAATTAGAAAATGCGCTGAATTGTTCCAAAGGACATCCAATCGTTCTTAAAAATTTTTTGAAAGGGCAAATTTGTATTGAAACTTTAGTGATATATAATAAAATATTTGAATTTGGAAAAAAATTCGATAAAAAACTTTTAGATCCTGTATGGGAAACTGTAAGTTTGAAAATTAAAAAATATTCTCCATTTCTCCAGATAGATATTTTTAAGTATAAAAAAATTTTAAGGGATATTTTAGATGAATAGTTTTTTTGAATCTGACATCATACAAGAAGAAATAAAAGAAATTAATAGTCTTCAACAAGAAATATATTCAGATATATTTAATTTTCTTTCAATGACTGTTGAGGAAAAGCAAAATCATATTGATAAATTGTCTGATTTATTAGAAAAACAAAAAATTATGTATACCCGTCTTTCTTTATCTGACGATCCAAGAGCATTAGAATTAAAAGATAATTTAAAGAAATCAATATCTTTTATGGGATTCCCTCCAGAAACTGATATGAATTTAGTTTTCAATACTATACAAAAAACTATTAATGCTTTAAAAGAAAGAATGCAATAAAATTTTTGGCTTGACAACCATCTATAGGTCCTCTATAATAAAGTCGTCGCAAAACCAAATCTAATTAATCTAAAAAAATCTTATGTCATTTCAAAATCTTAAAAAACAATCTAAACTTGGTTCTCTTACCGAAAAATTGGTAAAAGAAGTAGAAAAAATGAATTCTGGCAATTCATCAGGTGATGATCGTGTATGGTCTTTAAGCGTAGACAAAGCAGGAAATGGATATGCTATTATTCGTTTTCTACCAGCACCAGAAGGAGAAGACCTTCCATTTGTAAAACTTTATTCACACGGATTTCAAGGTCCTGGTGGTTGGTATATTGAAAATTCCAGAACTACTCTTGGTGATAAAGACCCTGTTTCGGAATATAATACTCAACTTTGGAACAATGGAACTGATACGGGTAAAGAGCAAGCAAGAAAGCAAAAACGTAAACTGACATATATTAGTAATATCTACGTTGTAAAAGACCCAGCAAATCCAGAAAACGAAGGAAAAACTTTTCTATTTAAATACGGAAAAAAAATCTTTGATAAAATTGCTGCAGCAATGCAACCAGAGTTTGAAGATGAGACACCAATTGACCCATTTGATTTCTGGACTGGTGCAAATTTCAAACTTAAGGCAAAAAATGTTGCAGGTTATAGAAATTACGATTCCAGTGAATTTGCATCACCTTCTGCTCTTTTGAATGATGATGATAAACTGGAAGAGATTTGGAAAAATCAATATTCTCTCTCTGATTTTGTTTCACCAGATAAATTTAAAAGTTATGGTGAACTCAAACAACGCCTAAATATGGTCTTAAATGTTAAGACATCTCAGCGTCTTGATGAAGAAGTTGAAGATGAGGATAATTATCGTGATACAGAAAGTGAACTTCCTCAAGATCTAAAACAACAACTTAATAGTCTAAAACCATCTAAATCAGTTTCTTATGATGATGAAGATGATGAAACTCTATCATATTTTCAGAAATTAACTGAATCTTAATTTTTTGTTTTGTGTGGGGAGAATATTCTCCCCATTTTTTATGGTGATGTTACTCTGGTATTTTCAGTCTTTATTGTTTTTATATCAACATATTGAGAAGATAAATCATAAACCATTGCTTTTCTCGTATCATTAATAAATTGTTGGAGATAAATTTTCTTCAGTAAATAAATTGATCTTTTATTATTATTTTTAATGGTCTCATATTCATAATTACTAATTCCAACTACAGGATTTAATGTTGCTAATTTATTTGATGGATTTGGAATAGTAAAATTATTATCAACAATTTTACCTGCAGGAAGAATTAATCTATCTTCAGAGTCTCTAACTTCTGTTGTTTCATAATGGTGAATATTATTTAAATTATTTCCGTATATATCTAAAGCATAATTATACAAATCTCTGTCAGATAATGGCCATTGATCTCTAACTCGTGTAATATTTGCAGTAGTTAAAACAACCCAATCAAATTTAGTGCTTCCATAATATTCTTTTGCTACTGTTTCTGGACGAGCACCATCTGGAATTTGATATTTTTGAAAAACTGTAAATACATTTTGTAAGTCATCACGAAGTTTTACTCTACGAAATAAATTTTTTACCGTTACATATTCATTTGATGAAAGTCTTCCTGGTAATAATGATTGATATTGTAAGTCCGGTAATTCTCTGAAGTAAGTCATTAGTATCCTACTCCTATTCCATCATCAGAACCATTTTCTGAATTTGTAAGATAATCTTCGTAGTAAATTGGAGTAAGTTCTTGAAACATAAGTGACATTATTAAATTAACTGGCGTTGCATCTGCATAAGTTGCATAAGTATTTCCGCCAGTATAATTTACACCCATATTATTAAGAGAACAAATTTTAAACTTATGTAAAAACGGATGTTTTTTATTTCCACTCATATATTTAATTCTAAAAACACTTGGCGCTTTTAAAAATAATCCTTGTGCATTACCACTATCTAATCCTTTTCTTGCAGAACTGTATTTTTTAAAAGTTCTTATTATTTTTTTTATTTGATCTGATTCTTTTTTGGATCTTGGAAACATATTAAAATTGAAAGTGAAACCTTGTCTTAATTCTACTGAATTGAATACTAATTCAACATTTTGATTAAATGTTATTCCAAGCCCTCTCTCAAGAACACCTCCAAGTTGTTCTCCCCGTGCTCTGTTGAGTATAGCAGCTGCTATACCCATTGTAATCGCATTTTGTCCTGTTCCACTATTTAATGTATCTATAGTTTTTTTTAAAGAATCTTTTGCTATTTCATCA